GTGATGCCTTGACGCCTATAAAAGTTGAATTACTTTACGCTGATTGATTATGGCAGAAACGAAAGAGACAGTAATTATTGACTTACAAGTTCAGGAGCAGGAAGCTATTTCCTCTTTGGCTAATGCGAAGAAGGCTATCGTAGAACTAAAGCAACAGCAAGCAGACCTAAATAAAGAGTACAAAACGGGGGCTAAAAACCTAGACGAGTACGCCAAGGAGTCTGTACAGTTAGAAGCGGCTTTAAAGAAACAGCAGGCGCAGTATTCTACCATCCAAAGGACGGTAACGGGGCTTAAAAATCCTTTCGATAAACTCAATGACTCGATCAAAGAGCAGGCGAAAAGCGTAACTGTTGCGGGCGTTTCTTTGTCCACGTTTGCCAATCCAGCCACGGCTACGATAGCTATTTTAGGTGGGCTTTTCAAAGCTTATGCTAGTTCAACGATAGGTGCTAAGGATTTAGAATTTGCCTCTAATCAGTTAAGCGCGGCTACTGGGATATTGACAAATCAATTCGCTGCTCTTTTTAGTTCAGCTAAAGACGGCGAGGGTGGGTTTACCAAATTCCTTAACAGTATGATGGAAGCCCTTGGACCCGCCGGGGTTGCATTAGCAGCGCAGTCTAAATCCTTGGCGATGGCAAAGGAAGCCATAGAGGATTTAGGCAGAGAAGAGATAAGTATTAGGGCTGATATAAACGAACGCCTTGAAGAGAATGCCACTATCATGGCAAAAATTCAGGACTCCACAACGGCCTATCAGGAAAAAATATCCCTTGTCGGTGAGGCTATTGTAAACCTAAGAAAGAACGAGGAAGCCCTTTTAGGAGTAAAGGAGAAACAGCTTGACGTACTTAATAGGCAGTTAGCGGCAGACCCTGAGAACGAAAGAATACAAACCGCAGTCCTTGAAAAGGAAAAGGAGATTTCCCGTATTAAGTCCGACACGGAGAGGAAGGTTCAGAACATCATAAAGCTAGAATCTAATCTTAACGACATAGAGACAAAGAAAGTAATAGCCACTCAGGAAAGGTTAGACGCTGAGGCTAAACTTTATGACGATGCCTACTATCAAAAGTTAAAACGCCTTGATGATGAGAAGGTAGCCGAATCGTTAGCCATAGACATGGCCAATGCTGAGAAGGCCGATAAAGATGAAGCCCTAACGGCAAGACTTGTAGAAATCGGAAACGCCAGGCTTAAGGAACTGGATAAACTGTACGGTAAGGACACCAAAAACTTTAAGAAGTCTAAAGACGAGCAATCTAAAGTAGACTTCCTTCTGAATCAGAACAGGTTAGCCAATGCGGCAACGGCTGTAAATCAGATAATGGGATTGGTGGATAAGGAGTCCGATGCATATAAAGCGTTAGCAATTTCACAGGCTTTCATAGATACCTATCGGGCTGCCGCCGCCGCCCTTGCCCCTCCCCCGATTGGAGCCGGTCCGCTATTCGGTCCCATCCTTGCCGCTACTACTATCGGCTTGGGACTTGCCAACATCGCTAAAATTATTGGCTTTGCATCCGGTGGGTATACTGGAGACGGGGGTAAATATGAACCCGCTGGAATAGTGCATAAAGGTGAAGTCGTCTGGAATCAGAGAGACGTTCAAGCCGTAGGTGGACCGATGATGGCCAATGCCATGCGCCCTACTTTCAGCTATGCAGACGGAGGGATAGTAGCGGGAGCATCTACACCTGCCATGCCCCAGATGATGCAGCCTAAAGTAATCCTCACCTACGAGGAATTTAAGAATTTCACCAACAGCGTAGAATTTAAAGACTCAATAGCTACCGCATGATTTTAAACTATGACCGCACCGAAGTAGTCGCCCTTTACAGCCTCACGGGCCACAACGGCGCACTATTTTATGACGTCTGCAAAGCCCTCAAAGAAGGCAACACACAAGCGGAAATAGCGAAAAGGTTTGAACTTGACGACAGAGATGTAAGAAGAATAAAGAGCAGATATTGCCCTGATTGCGGAAATCACCGTTAGGACATTCTTTGCCCTAACGTAGCATTATTGCCCCGTTTACTTTTGGGGTAATGATTGAAGGACATCTTTATACAGAGGGCGTAGTCAAAGAGGACTACCTAGAAACGATGAGGGCGCAAATTGCCGCTCTTCCCGTTGAAGCCGAAATAATCATCCATCACATTAAATCCCCTGGCGGCTCAGTTTATGCCGCTTGGAAAACCATACCCGAATTGATGAAGATCGGAAAGCCGATTAAATCAATGATCGAAGGGGAGGCTTCCTCTATTGCTTCATGGATTGCCGTTGGACCCGCATTTGAAGTGGAGGCTACCGATCCTTCTACAGCCATGATTCATGAACCGTCTTTCCCTGATGGGATTATCGGCTCTATCGGCGTAGATGAATTGGAAGTAAAAAGAGTTGAACTAGAACAGATCCGCCAGTCGATGGCAGAAGCTTACGCTAAGAAAAGCGGACGCCCTATAAGTGAGTGGCTTACGCTGATGAAGAAAAACACCCGACTTAATGCAAGTATGCTCAAAGAGTACGGGCTTGTAGATAAAATCACCCCTACAGAACCACGCAGAGTTGCGGCCTTGATGCAGGAATTAGAAGCATTCACCAATCAATTAAAAGAAAGTATGAACATTTTCAAGAAAGCCGCCCCCGCTATGGTTGCAGCGGTAGACCTCAAAACCAAAGATGGTAAGATGGTCAACGTACAAAGTGATAACGGTGACCTCGTAGGTAAACCCGTTACCGTTGAAGGCCAGCCCGCAGAGGGTTCTTTCCCGCTTGAAGACGGGCGTGTCCTCGTTTGTCAGGCCGGAAAGGTCGTTTCTGTAGGTACTCCCGTACCGGAAGAGACTGCAGAGCAGAAGCTTCAAAAGCAGATTGCCGATATGCAAGGCCAACTGCAAGCTATCAAATCAGCGGAACAGGCTAAGACCACCGCCGAAGCGGAAGCTAAGAAAGCCGAAGAGGCTGCCAAAGCAGCAGAAGAGGCTAAGTAGTCGCTTTGGCTAAAGAACTTGACGAAGTAAAGAGTAAAACAGTAGGAACAAAGAAAATAGACGAAGGTATGAACCCAAACAGAACGCCCGTAGGCTTTAAGTCGTCCGGCCCTAATGCAGTGGCTATTGACTTGACGAGAGCCTTCATCAAAGAAAACATGAACTGGCTCACGGGCCACTACCCTCAAGGGTATTTCGACAACACGCCTTCGATGGTGTCTATTCTGGAAACGTCTTTCGGTTATACCTACCCCGGTATTTTGACCACTGATATATTCTACAAAGACACCTTGGAGGCTCCTGCCCTTTCGGAAATGTTCCGTATTGATCAGGATATTAAGTTCCAAAAGCAATTCAACCTCGTAACCGAACTGAATAAAATAGTTCGCCCTTACACGGGGTGCGGTGCGGCTGTTAACACTAACCGCCAACTGATCACCAATACAACGGTAACGACTAAGGAGTTTCAGATGTATGAAGGATGGTGTAAGGATGACTTCACCGCCCAACTGTCAGGAGTTTACAACAACTTGGCTCAGGAGTGGCTTAAGACAGGCGAGGCTCAATTTGACCCCGCAGGTACGCCTATCGACCGTGTTATTATGACGGTTCTCAAAGACGGTATGCAGCGTGATATTTTCCGCCGTGCTACGATGGCCGATGCAGGTTCGAGCGATGCGGATTACAACCAGATAGACGGCCTTTTGACCCGTCTTCTTGACTCTGCCGGTGCTTCTAACTACTGCGTTCGCAGGGCTGGAACGACCGCAGGAACACCTGGCGCACTTGGTATCGGCACTTTGGCCGCAGGGAATGCACTCACCTACCTTGAAAACAACTACTCAGATTCTAACGTACTGTTGAAAAACCGTAGCGATAAGAAGTTTTTCGTCACTCAGTCTATCTGGGACAACTACTACAACTCACTCATCGGTAATGGTGCGGTAACAGAGCAAGCGTTCAGCAACCTACAAAAGGGTCTATCTACGCTTACTTACAAAGGCGTCCCTATGGTTCGTGTACCGTTGTGGGATAAGTTCTTGTTGGAGTCTGACAACCCGCTCACCGGAACGGTACGTCATATCATCCTGTTGACGACTCCCGCTAACCATATCCTAGGAGTGGAAAGTGCTGCCGACCTGAACAAGATTGATAGCTGGTACGAAATGAAGGATCAGAAACGCTACTACAGAAGTTCGTTTAAGATCGGTTACAACTACCTGCATTGCGATCTTCAAACGATCAGCTACTAAACTATGGCGAACTGCAAAGCGGTTGTAGGTATTACGAACGTCTGTGGGGACTTGTTACAGGCCTCCGGAGCGGACAAAGACTTCTGGTTCGGATATGTTTCCGATCTAGGGACTAGGTTCTCGCTCACCCAACAGGCGGCTATTGGAAGCATTAGCTTCCTTGCCTACATGGGCCTTGTGAAATTCGAGGGCCAGAAATACTCCAATTCATTTGGGGCTGAACTTGTTAAAGGTGCTGGGGGTTCGATCTCGTATAAGCATACGGGGAATGTTAAACTCATGCGCCTTTCTACTACTGATGACGTTGAATTTCAGAGACTTACACAGGCTCAGGATGGTTTCATCGTTTATCAGGATAACAACGAGTCATTCTTTATCCTTGGACCATCTAAGGGTTTGACGGCTGTAGCGGGTCCGATTTCTACTACCGGCGTGGCCGCTGGTGAGGATGTTACTTCTAGTGTTAGTTTTGAAGGTAACGAAAAGGTACTGCCGTTGCGGTTCACTTTGGGGACTACTACTAGCGCTATCATCACGTACCTGGATTCGTTGGTGCGGTAATTTGGAATAGTCCTTTAGGTTTCTTTATTTTGCCTTTATGGTATCCTTGACTACCGAGCATTTTTTGAACCCGCATGGGGGAGGGGGTCAAGGCCCGAACCCTTCATGCGGGTTTCGCTTTTTATGAAGATACAAGAGATGACACGCGAGGAACTCCGCGACTACATGAAAGCTAGTAGAGAGATACATTCTTTCGATGAAGGTTCACCGGCGTGGAGGAGGGCTTTTGAATTAGCGAGAAAGGCAGGTAACGAGCATTGGAACTCAGATTGCAATAAGTGTTTACAAAAGTTACAGGAGTGGATTCTAGCAGATTAAAAATGTACCCAAAGTACAGAGTAACTAGGTACAAGCCCAATTGGTTTGAATTGTTCACCGAATACAACGGTATGTATTTTATCTACATTGGTTTTGACGTTAGATGAGTTTAGACTTCATACAGATCATTTACAATGAGGAACACAAAAAAGAACTCTACCCTTTTTCCGTGGCTTACGCTTCTGTCGGACTCACAACATTTTTTGAAAACAGTATCATCGCAGGTGTCGTCCCACTATTGCAATCAGATTTTATCGGGGTCACTTCATGGCGGCTTAGATTCAAAAGAGGCCAAGGCTACGCGCCGATCATCATCAAAGACCTCGACCTCACGGAAGAAAAAATAATATCACAAGATGCAGACGTTTGTATCCTTACCCCCTCGCGTCAAAGTCATCAGCCGTTATTTATGGCGGCTCAGTGGCACGGGCAAGCGTGGGTTGACGCATTTCATGTATTCAAAGGGTTTCTATCTGACATCGGTATTACGGTCCCTAATGAACTAACGAATACGATCTATGAAAATCACTTCGTTGCTAGGAAAGAAATTTATCATTCGTACGTTAAGGATGTTCTTATCCCTGCTTGTCATTTTATGGATAGTCAACCTATATTCATGGCTCCGTCAGGCTATATACACAAAAAGCGCGACCCCAAAGAAATCAAACGAGTACAAGATATGTTAAGGATGCCTGACTGGCCTATTGCTCCGTTTATTCTTGAAAGACTTTTCAGTATATACATCGAAGGCAAAGGACTAAAAATAGTACCATGTTAGAACTAGCAAAGAAGTATTTCTCACAGATTGACGCTAAGGTTGAGGTAGACCAGGTTTGGTACGAACCCAAAATGGATATCTACTACTGCCGAACTAAGAGCGGTGAATATTGGCAGATACCTTCAGGTGATTTAAGGAAAGAAGCTAAACTATTAAAATGGTCACTACCCGATTAGTCGGTCGTCTTGGAAACTCAATGTTCCAGATAGCGGCGTGTATCTCTTACGCACGAAAGTATGGCTATGAATGGGCTGCACCTGCGGATGCCCGTGAATCTTGTGTGCATAGAGTATTCCCTGACCTTCCAAAGATTAACGCTCATTTCCAAGGAGTCCCTAAAAACGGCTATGACGCTGTTTCTTTCAATCATTACGAGTGGCCACGGTGGGGGGATAATGTTTTGCTTCAAGGATTTTTCCAGTCTGAGAAGTTTTTCGCTAACGTGAAGGATGAGGTTAAAAAAGTCTTTGCATTGCCTCATATCCCAGGATTTGAGGACTATTGCTCTATCCATATCCGCAGGGGTGATTATGTGCAGTATTCAGGATCATTCCCGCCTGTCACTGTGGAGTATGTAGAGAAGGCCATGCAGAAAATAAGGACTGGTAAGTACTTAGTATTTTCAGACGATATCCAATGGTGTAAGGAACAATTCGCACACCTTGACAATTCTATGCAGAGATTTTGGTATTCAGAATCCAAAAGCGAGGCCGATGATCTTTCTATGATGGCTTCCTGTGGTCATCATATCATCGCTAATAGTTCGTTCTCATGGTGGGGGGGTTATTTAGGCCACAACCCAGATAAGGTAATTGTTTCACCTTCTTACAAAGGTTTAAACTGGTACGGGCCTACCGCCGGAGTAAAAGAGCCAAAAGACTTAATTCCACCTGAATGGATACAAATAGAATTTCGATGAGACTCGAAGACATAGCCCGTAAACACGGGACGCTAAAAGTTCAGCATGGGTATATGCCTATATATGAGAGGTTTTTTCAGCGCTCGCTTATGGATGTTTTAGAAATAGGAGTACATGAAGGGGCAAGTCTGAAAACATGGAGGGAATGGTTTCCGCATGGTTCATACATTACTGGAATAGATAAATCGCTTACTAATTTTGATTGGTCATTGGTTGGCGTAAAGGTTGTTGAGGCAGACGCTCAAACATGGGAATGTGACAGAATCTATGACATCATCATCGATGACGGTTCACATATTGGGACAGAACAAATAGCTACCTTCAATAATCTTTGGCCCTCAGTACATCCAGGCGGATGGTATGTTGTAGAAGACCTTTTCGCCGCCTACGATCCGGTTTGGAATCCTTACGGACCAATCTTCATAGACATGATCCAGGCTAGAATGAAGGATATACTAATAGGCGGTGATTCAATTCAAGAGGTTCACTGGTTTGGCCGTAACGACATAAACGGTATTTTATTCCTTCGTAAGCGTTACGAGCCTTTCAGGATTCAACCATTAACAGAGTTTCAATGATTTCTATCTGCCTTACAAATTACAACCGTACTGACTTACTCTTTGAGTCCATCGCTCAGGTTATTGGAGACAGTAGGATATCAGAGGTTGTTATTTCAGACGATGCATCCGATGAAAGTGTATATAATACCGTAGTCCAGAAATATCAAGGCATTGAGAAGGTTAAGATTTTCCGAAATGAGCATAACCTAGACTGCTACAAAAACAAAAGGCAGGCAGTGAAAAGGGCTACTAACGATTGGGTTATACTTCTGGACTCTGATAATATAATCAGAACGGATTTCATTGATACGATATTCTCCCAAAAATGGAATCAGACTTGGGCCTATGCTCCTGAATTTGCCCGTCCTCATTTTAACTTTACAGCTATTTCAGGGACCGCTATTTCACGCAATAACGTGGCCTCAATACTCCCTAACGGTAACTGTGGTACTATGTTAAATGCAATGAACTACTTTGTAAACCGTGAAGAGTATTTGAGGGTTTGGGATAAGTCAATAGACCCCGTAACGAGTGATTCACTATTTCACAACTACAACTGGCTTAAGGGTGGGAACACGATATACG